GAGCCTCCCGAGGTGCTAGGTCGGCCTTTAGTTGCTGGATATACACCGGATCCAGAAACGGGTTATCGGTCGTGACCGACTTGAACACCTTGCGCGTCGGCTGGTTATTCTCGAAGAAGTATTTATAGACCCAATGGCCCGGGCCGTCTGGGTTCGTAGCGGCGATCAGGATGTTCTCCTTCACTGTCGGGATCCGGCGAAGACGAGCCTTGAGCGTGTCGAAGGCCTGCTTGTCGTCGTCGTTATTCTCGGTCAGCTCCTCGAAGACCACCATGGACAGCTTTAGCGATCTGGCCTTCTTGTATTTCTTATCAGACCAGCTTCTCGAGATGATCTCGGAGCCGTTCCACCAGGTCACCTTGGCCGTCGAATGGTTCACCCTGTAATGCTTACCCTCGACGAAGTCCTCGGTGATATGCTCGAGGATCTCCTTAAAGATCGTATCCTTTAAGTCTGGGAGGGCTTTCCTTGCGAGGCAGACTCGGGCTCCAGGATTCTCCACACAATGACGGACTGCCAAGTGAGCCATAAGAATAGACTTCGCGGATCCGTAACTGCCAGAGAGTAGAAGCTCTGGCGTACCAGTTCCGAAATCCCACTCATCCAGAAAATCAACGACATCAGACTGATAAGGTATAACCCTCGGGTTGAACTCGCTGAAATACGGCTTCGAATAAGAACCTTGCGCGCTGTCACTCATGCCTTCTTCTTGCGTTCGTAGTTCATGGTCAGCTTGATACCAGAGTCGCCGTCGATCTCGATCGTGTCCTTCTGGCCTAGCATCTGCTTACCGAGCCAGATCAGTAGCGATGCGTTGCCCTTCCGAGCCGCCTCGAGTTGCCAGCGCCTGAGCGACATTCTCAGTTCGGCTTTCCCTTTTTTTATTTCCACCGCAAAACGGCGCTCGAGTGTATCGGTCGAGCATCCCACGAAGTCTGCTATCTCGCTCACCTTGCACCCGATACTGGCCAGCTTGTAGACCAGCTTCTCGTCGATCTCAATCTCAGGCCTTGCCATTACTCGTCTCCCTGAGAGTGGAGCGCCGGGGTCGGTACTGACCCGCCCTCTCCCGAGTGGACCTCGGGCGCATCGGCCACGATGCTTCCGGCGCGTTTTGGATATGGTTTACTAAGTGGTTCAATTTGTCGACGCATTTCCTCATCAAGTGGCATCAAATATTTGTGTTTTCCATCAGTAAAAAACTCAGTTGCATTTGAGTCTAGGTTTTTCTGCACCCATTTTATTGATTGAACTCCTCCCATTAACCCAATGGTTCGCGGATGCGTTTTTTTCCCTTTGATAATAAATGCAGACCTCATTCCAACGTTTACCAATCCCTCATATATCCAATTTGTCGCTTGATATATTCCTCCATGATGTTTCATATCTTTATCTGCATAAGAAACTATCAGCCTAATCCCTGGATTTTCTTTTTTTAAGAACCTTATAGCTATACTTAAGATCCTGCTGACGGAATTTTTGTGATTTTTTAGCGCCACCCTGGTTAGTTCACAGATTTCGATTTGTTTTAATTTATATGGGCTTCCGATGTGTGGTGTAGCACCACAGGAAAAAATTAAAACACCGATAAAAGTTCCATCTTCCCAAGCTCCAACTTTTACAAGCTTGCTTTTTGGAATTGACCTCGAATAATGCCAATTTTCACAGGCATACTTCGCAGCTTCGTGAGTTGCCCAATCAATTTTGAGGTTTGTTCTCGTTTGCATCAAAACACTCCCCACAGTTCGGGCATTGAGTAATCAGTGGTTTTTTCTCGTCTAGCTTTCCTTGGTCTTCTTCTGTTCCTGGTTCAAAGTCTGGAACATCAAGCGTAAAGTCCTCGATCCCTAGCATCTCGAGATCGAAATCCGGGCCAAGGTCTCCAAGATCCGCATTGATCCCGGCCAGGTCTAGGTCGGCCCATGAGGCGATCGCGTTATCAGCCTGAATGAAAGCATACTCGGCAGACTCATCCGCAAAGCTCTGGAACACGACGGGCATCTCCTTGATCCCTGCCTTGATGGCGGCCAGCTTCCGGCCATGTCCTGCGACGATGCACCCTGAGAGGCTCGAAACGATAATCGGGTGTCTGACCCCGTGGTAGCTGTACAGCTTCGCGAGGCGTTCCACCTGCTCGTCTGAGTGTTTGTTCCGATTCTTCGCGTGGTCCTGAAGAGTGCGAGGATCCGCGAGCGTGTCGTACTTGCAATGAATAGTTGCTTCCATTCTGTCCCTCCACTGGATGAGTCCAGGAGGCCCCACCGAGGCCCTTAATCCATGATTAGACCATAGGCGTCGGGAATGGAACTCGAAGCCGTTACCGCTCTGCGCCATGAGGCTAGGCTTTTTTTTCCTACCCGATACCCTCACCCTATCCGTGGGGGAACACGCATGGATCAGCATCATTATGTGGTGTGTAAGCTGAAGGAACTAGCCCACGAACTCGGACGCGTCCCGATGATCTCAGACTTTCAAGCGATCTTTCCACGGATCCCTGTGAGTCTCTTGTTCGGCACATGGGACAACGCTCTAAAGGCGGCTGGCCTGTGGGTTGAGGAAAAGGAAGAGCCTAAAAAGAAGGATCCTTTCCCACCGATCGACGATCCCGAGAAGATCCGCGAGGTGATCCAGTCAAAGGAGATGCGGAACGTGGTCAGGCTGAACCATGCCGAGAAGATCCTGGTCATCGGTGATATGCATCTCCCATTCGTTAACCAGAACGCGCTCTCGATGGTGTACGCCTTCGCCTACAAGGAACAGCCTGATGTGATCGTCCAGGTCGGCGATCTTACCGATCAGTATTCGGCCTCGAAGTTCGCCAGGTCGCTGAACACCTACACGCCGAAGGCCGAGGATGAGCTGGCACACAGCATGGCTGTCGAGTTCTGGGATAAGCTCCTCGAGCTGGTTCCGAACGCGAAACGCTTCCAGCTCATGGGCAACCATGACGCCAGAGTGCTGAAGAGAATCGTCGAGAAGTTCCCAGAAGGGGAGCATCTCATCGAGCAGGCGATGCGCCAGCGAATGACATTCAACGCTGTCCATACCATCCACGACCCAACCGAGGAGCTGTTCATCAATGGGATCTTGTTCACGCATGGCCACTATTCGAAGCTGGGCGCTCACCGTGATTACAATCAGTGTAATGTCGTGTGCGGTCACTCTCACCGTGGCGGCGTTAATTATCGCTCGTATAATGGAGAGACCTTCTGGGAGCTTAACGCTGGCTTCATCGGCGACCCCTACTCCAAGGCCCTATCGTACCGACCCCAGCGGATCCATAACTGGACGACGGGGATCGGCCTCATCGACGAATACGGCCCGCGCTTCATTAGCTTCTAACACCGAGGAGATCGACATGATCGTTAAAGTTGTGAATAAGAAATGGAAGATCACCGTCCGCTCCGATAAGGTGCATAACGCCCGATTCGGCGAGACTCACGGCGTGGCCATGCTGGAAGATCGGAAGATCCACATCAGGCGCTCGAGCATGAACTCGGAGACGATCCTCCACGAACTGATCCACGCCTATCAGCATGAGCTCTCATTCCACGAGCTTCAGCTAGACGACGACCAGGTGGAAGAGTGGTTCGCCGAGCTGTTCGGTAAGTACGGTCGGACGATGATGAAGGACGCCGATCGGTTGCTCGCCTACTATCGCGATAGAGGCGTGAAGAAGTGAGAGCCGGGATCCTAGCTCTGATAGCGCTCTGTTTCAGTCTCGACCAGCTCCGGGACGCTGAGTGTAAAATATACTGCCGGACATCGGCTGGCTATGATTCTGGGATGTGGATCGTTAAGCAAAAACGGTGCTGGTGCGGCGATCTGATGGATCAGGAGAGGTTATCTGAGAAGAAAATCATGGCTCCGAAGAAGATCACCAAGGTCAGGAAAAGCGTCTTCAACGTGCCGATGAGCTTTCCGAGCGAGGACTTCAAGCTCCCGTGGGAGTGATTAGTTGAGCTTTCGATCTGGTTCACTGGACACCACCATGAGGATCGTTCGGCAATCGGCGCAGACCCATGTGTAAATCTTTCGAATTACCTGGTCGCGTGTCTTCATCATCTCGCAAGTCTCGCAATAGAATACCACGGCGCGTCCCCCCCATCCCTGATTCGATCATACGCTCGGAAATAAAAAAGGCCAGAGCCGTCATTGAAAGGAACAACATGGTGCGACCCTGGCCTTCGTTCATCGGATGGGAGCCGACGAAACTTTATTTCTTCTTTTTAGTCGCGGCCTTCTTGGCTTTCTTCGCAACGCTGAGAGCGATGGCGACCGCTTGCTTCTGAGGCTTTCCGGCCTTCATTTCGGTCTTGATGTTCTTGGAGACGGTCTTCTTCGAGTATCCTTTAGTAATTGGCATAGTCTTTCCTTTTCGTTTTGGTTTGTTAGTTTTCCCCCTCGTAGCCACCGGGATATTTTGGGGGGTTCCGGCGACCGCGAGGAGGAACCGAGACAGCAAGCTGTCCAGGAAGTTGATGAGCGTGAGCGCGATCTTAGCGACCATTTCGGCGCTCCCGATCTGTAAGCGTTAGGAACAGCGACAGGATGAAAAGCAGGCCGAAGATGATTGCGACGAATGAGCCGATGATAATCCCAACGATGATGAAGGGATCGTTAGTCTCCAGAGCCTGGCGAATGAGTTGTGTCATGGTTGAGTTCCTTTTCCACGTCGTACACCGATCGAGCGACGAAAGCAATCCCCCCTCGATCTTTTATTTTCTGAATGAACAGCTGTTGCTCAGGAGATGCCCGCCCCTTCTCGGTCTTCACCTCGATCGCCAGGATTCGCCCGTCGTTCATGATCCCAAGAATGTCGGAAACGCCCTTGATGTGGAATGGGTTGTTAGACTTGCGGTAGATCCGTTTCACCGGATCGAAGACACCGACGCTCTGGTTCTTCCATGCGAAGATGCCTCGCTTGAAAAGGTAGTGGAGGATCTGGTTCTCGATCAGCTTCTCGGGTTGTGATGCCATGGCCGAAAGTAAAACAGGACGACCGACCGAAGTCAATCGCCCTGCTCCCCGCCTGCGAGTGGAGCCCGAGTGCGGTCGGGCTGGCGGTTACCTGTTGAAGTCGTCCCAGCTCGGGCCTCCCTTGCCCTGGATCGGCTTCGATGCCTGAACTGGTCTAGCCTGTGGTCTTGGAGCCTCACGCTCTGCTCGGTTCGCGTCGTCATCCTCCTCAGCTCCGATGGCCACTAAGGAAGCCAGAGACAGCCTGCGCCCATAGGTGAGCGCCGAGCCATAGCCCTGCATCGACTGCTTCTCGAGGACGAGATAGATCCGGCTCTCAAGCGTTTCGCCCGATTCGTGGATCAGCCTAGTTTCGACGAAGTGACCCTCGGGATCCTTCCCACAGGTCTGAGCGATGGCGATCCCGTTGTCATTCAGTGGACTCTTCACGGCCTCGAGTACGTTCTCAAGCGTCGCGTACTTCGATCGGAAGTGTGGATTGCTCGCATCTTTACGAGCGTTCTGGATTTCCTTTTGAGCCTTGAGTAATGCCTGCACGATGTTTTTCATGGTTCTCTCCTTTATGCCCATGCCGGGGATTCGAGTTTCACAGCGTACTGCGGGAATTTGTCTGGCTGTTCGGTCGTCTTCTCGAGTTGGTAGAACGTCTCCACGGCCTTCCAGTATTTCTCGACAGCTCGCTCCCTGGTCGCGATCTCGGTCACGTCGTACAGCGCCACCTCGCCCGAGGTGGTCTCGCAGGCCAGGACTAGCATCCTCGGCACGTCGCGAAGATCAGGCCACTCGAGCCTGGCTAGGTTCGCGTAGTGCAGGAACTGGATGTCGTAGTGGAGATTCACGAAGTCCCGGGCGAACTGCGAAGGATCGGCGCTTTTCGTGGTCTTCACGTCAACGATCACGGATCCGTCTTTCGCCACCAGATCAAGGCGTCCTTTGATCTCGGCGAACTGGGCCATGCCCTGGATCGTGTATTCTTTCAGCCCATCCACCTCGACAGCCGTGTAGTCGTTTAGGCTCATGGCCTTGAGCCTCATGCGCTTAATCAGCTCCAGATCGTCCTGGCTGATGATCGTCTTCGCGCCAGCGCTTGCCTCGAAGGCTTCAGCGATTTCCTTCCCGGCCTTCGTGCGCCGATCGACGTTAGGCCTGACTGCGACCAGATCGTTGAACCGATCGGCTTCGAGAAAGTAAGCGTGTAGAGCCGTTCCGAATTTCATCGCGTCGGATGGCTCGATCGGCACATGAAGTGCCCGGTATCCGTGATAAAGCCCGTTGGCACAGGCCTTGAGAAGGCTCGCGTTAAGGCCAGTCATGGCCCGATAGTCATTGAATGGTATGTTCTGCATGGATTGACCGCCTCGCTTCGGTCTGGTTTGTTTGATGGCGAGAACATACCACGCTCAATATTTGTCGGGTAATTATTAAATATAATAGGATCACGCCTCAAAGACGTGTTTTCGCATCTCAATTAGAAAAGTTAAGATCGGCTCGCTCTGGCAGGAGGCGCAGATCACCAGCATGGAATCCTGCATCCGGCACTGACATTCGCCCACCTCCTCGTCAATGATCGCGATCGCCAGCTGGTATCCGTCGGCCTTGCCCTGGTCATAGGCTTCGCGCCTGACTCGTGCGATGAGATCACGAGAGACTGCTTCCTGGAGTCCCTTGATGATCACGTCGGTCTTAGGTGCTTCTGGCTTCTTGCTCTTGGCCACGCATAGAGCGTGAATCAACGGAGTCCGTTTAGCAAAAAAAAAGATGCCCGACATCTTCCATTCGGCTCGGCGCATTGTATAATTGAAGAATGGAAAACGAAAAACTTATTCTGATCAAAATTGATGGCCGGGTTGTAAACGAAATGACCGATCTCGACTTCGTAAACTCCTGCGGAGATTACACCTACTTCGACTGGGTTGATGGCAAGATCGAAATCGAAGACATCGTTTCGCGCTGGAATCTTGACCAGCGTTGCGGAAATCGCAATCAGTGGGCCGAGATCGTTGAATGATTTGAAACGCGACAAAGGCTCGGGCTTCGGCTCGGGCCTTTTTTTATTTCTGGCCTGTGAAAAACGCCACCACCTCAAGCTCGAGCAGATCCAGGCGCTTCGCGTGATAAAACCACGCCCACCATTGAAGGGCCACGTCGAGCAGTATCACGAACAGGAGCGCCAGCGCCCCGCTGATTAGTCGCTTGCACATGGTCTAGCCTCGCTTTCCTGTTGCTCGCGTAAATTTCGAACAGAGCTTGCGTCATGGCGCGGAACGCCTCGCGCCCTTCGTCGGTGTCCATCTCCAGCTCGTCGTCGATGAGCTTGTGAATCCTGACAACCAGCTTCTCGTATTGGATGCGCATCATATCGTTAACCCTGCGAGCTTTTGGAACGCCGTTCGGACTTGGAGCGGAACCACGCTGTTGCCGAGGCATCTAATTCTCGTCATCCAAATACGGATCTAGATTCCACTCTAAGAACTGTTCGACATTTGGGCAAGTGCAATCGTGTACATGCGTTCTATGAACATTACACCAGAACTCATCACAGTCTATGCACTTAACCCAAATAATCATTTCAATCCCATCAGCTTTACGAATGCTTCTCTTGCTTGTTGAGGAACCACGCTGTTGCCGAGGCATCTAATTCTGTGTGCCCGATCTCGTACCCCATTAACCACTCGACCCACTGAGGGTTCAACTGCCCAAAAGTCTTTACGGCAGTAGGGTCGGGATTCAAAAGCCCACCAGGTCGATACGCTTGCACTGTCTGATCCAGTGTTTCCGTACTCGGTTTTCCGTAGCGGATGCGACCGTACTGGAAGCCTCCCTTGTGATCTCGGTTTGTTGGAGTGGGCCAATAGAAACCATCTTTCTCTTCGATGCTTGGCTCCAACTGAGGAGGCTGTGACAGTAGTCCAGCGACAGTCATACCCGAGCGAGGCCAATTCTTTGACCACTCTTTCACCTCCACGGGTTCGGATGGCAGGGACGTTTTCGAGGAAAATAAATCTAGGTTGGCATTCTCTTGTAAGTCTGGCGATCTCGAAGAAAAGACCGCTTCGCTTTCCGTCCAAGCCCGCTCCACGTCCTGCGACGCTGAGATCCTGACAGGGGAATCCTCCGAAGATAATGTCAATCCGTGGGAGCATCTCTCCGCGCAGGGTTGTGACATCATCCCAGATTGGAGCGGTATCAATTTCACCTGATCGCATCCTGGACAGAAGGACACCTTGAGCGTATCGGTCACGCTCACAATAGGCGACGGTTCTGACCCACGGCTCGAGAGCGATCCCGATTCCACCGATGCCGGAAAATAGATCCAAGCCATTCATTTTCTCCCAGCTCCACAGGTGCAGATATAACCGAGACAGCTCGGCGCGTGTTTCACCTTTTCCACAGAACCTCCTTCAGCCATGACAGGCTCGCCCAGGCTAACATCGCCCCTGTCACGAAGGCGAAGCCCGAGAAGAAGAACATCCAGCCGAGTTCGACGATTGCGTTCATCAGTTCAGATCCTTCGACTGGGCCTTCCCATGCTTAACCATGAACGCCTCGAGCGCGGTCACGGCTTCCGGCCTGGTCTTGTAGCATCCGACGTATCGGCGCTCTTTCTTCACCGTCACCCGGACGATCCAGCGATATGGTTGTCCGTTCCTTTTCATCATGAACACGCAGAGTTGACGATCAGCCATTGGTGCGCTCCTTGTCGTTGATGTCGTTAATCATTCGCATGACTTCCATATAACCCTGAGCCAGTCCAGAATAGTAGCGCCATTCTGAGAAATCTTCTGGGCTCTTCG